TCCCCGACAAATTCGCAAACGATCCCCCTCCCGCAAATACAGGCAGACCACCCGCCTACAGCAGAGCTCATGCAAAGCTGGCCGCCGACCTCTCATGGCTCCGCAAGAACGATAAGGAAATCGCCGAGAGCCTCGGAATCGCCCACACCACATTCCGCGCCTGGATGGACAAGTACCCCTCGTTTCGCTCCTCCGTCGAATCTGGAAGGGATCCGGCGGACGCGCATGTGGTCCGCAGCCTGTTCGAGCGTGCAACGGGGTACTCGCATAAGGCGGTCAAGATCCTTGTAAACCAAGGGGAAATTGTCCAGGTGCCCTACATCGAGCATTATCCGCCCGACACGGCCGCCGCGGTGCGCTGGCTGGAGCAAAGGCGGCCTGAATGGAAGCGTGACGCTGTAAAAATGGACGTAAACCTGGTGGTGAGACGCGCTTTTCTGGAGCTGGGGCTAAACGAAGGTGACGAATGATCATTGGTGCGAAGCGAACCGTGGTGACGTTTGATCCGGACGGACCCTTGACCAAATCTGCGCGGTGGCTCTAGGGTTAGCGCGAACCGAGGTTAGAAAATGCCACAACGTGTAGTGACGACTCTTGACGATGGCGAACTTAGGTCGCTTGAGAACATTCGCCACCTACTCCTCTTGCGCTCATGGCCCGAGGCGGTGCGCTATCTGATCCGCAATCATTATCATTCTGAGCCGGCGGCAAGCGTCTTGCCGCCGATACGCCCTGAGCCGGACCGCAAGGCGTCGATCGCCAAGGCCAGGGCGCTCCTCGAGCATCCGCCCGAGGCCGGGCCCGAGACCCTGGACGACGGAGTGAGCTTCGACGTCGATGATGAGGAGGACGTCGAAGATGAGGAGTGCGCCACCGCTGCGCCACCGCCTCCGCCGCCCCCGCCGAGGCCTGCGCCTCCCATGCCGGTTCAGGGGACCCTCACCCGAGGCTTCGCGAATCCGAAGACGGGCAAGAAGCGATGACCACCCATCCCCATCGCCTCAACCTCTCGATGAGCCAGCAGCAGGCGGCGAAGGTCGAGGAGGTATTCCTGCGGTTCGACCTTAAATCCCGCGCGGCGGCGGTCAGGATCATGATTGCGGCCTTTCCCATGCCGGGGGCTTCTTTGCCGCGCCTCGACCCCGCAACGCATGAGCTGGTCGAGGAATGAGCCGCAAGCCGACCAGTCCCATGGTGGAGCGCATCGCGGTTGCGGTGTGGACGTGGGCGGGCGCCGTCAGCGCTCCCGCCTGGGGGAAGCTGGATACGGACATCCAGGCTCACTATCTCGGCCTGGCGGAGGCCGTGCTCCACGCCATGGCGACGCCGACGCCCGAGATGCTCGCCGCTGGCGCGCTGGCGGAGGAGGATGCGCGACGCGTCTGGAGCGCTATGATCAGGGCCGCCATGGAGGCCACGCCTTGAGCGATGAGGGCCGATGGAATGATCGCCGAAAAGGTAATGGAGTGACCGAGCGTCATTGATGCCTGACGAGATCGAGCTGCCGGAGGGGATCAGCATCGCCGAGCTGAAGCGGCTCCGCGAGGATTATCCCTACGCGGCCTCGAGGGTCCTCCGCGTCAAGACCGAGGAGGGCAGGCTCGCCCCCTTCGTCCTCCGCAAGGCCCAGATCAAGCTGCACGAGGCGATCGAGGACCAGAAGCGACGCACCGGAAGGGTCCGCAAGATCATCGTCAAGGCGCGCCAGCTCGGCTCCTCGACCTATGTGCAGGGGCGATTCTACTGGCTGCAGTGGAAATCGGTCGACCCGCTGAAAAGCTACATCCTGACCCACCAGCAGCCCGCCACCGACAACATTTTCGGCATGGCCAAGCGATTTTACGATGAGCACCCGCCCCTTCTCGCCAAGCCTACTTTGGGAGCCTCCAACGCCAAGGAACTCCGCTTTGCCGACAACGATTGCAGCTATTCGGTGGCGACGGCGGGGACGTCGGCGGCCGGGCGCTCGGCGACGCTGCAGCTTTTTCATGGCAGTGAGGTGGCTTTCTGGCCCAACGCCGAGGATCACGTTGACGGCGTGATGCAGGCCATCGGTCCGGTGCGGGGGACCGAGATCATCCTTGAGTCCACCGCCGAGGGTATTTCCAACCTCTTTTATCGCTACGCCATGGCGGCGCTCTCGGGCGACAGCGAGTTCGAGGTCGTCTTCATGCCGTGGTACTGGGACGACAAATACCGCACGCCGTGTCCAGACACGTTCAATCCCTCGCACGAATGGCTGGAATGGGCCGACCGGATCCGCAGGGTTCAGGGGGTTCCGCTCGACTGGGATCAGCTCTATTGGGCGTGGCTCAAGAACCGGGAGCAGGCTACAGCCATCTCGGCGAGCTTCGACCGGCCATGCTGGAAGTTTATGCAGGAATATCCCTCGACCTTCGATGAGGCGTTCCAGACCTCCGGGGATTCGTTCATTCCCGCGGTGAGCGTCTTTCGGGCCCGGAAGCCCGAGGTGGAGATCCTGGGTTCCGGGCCGATCATTCTGGGGATCGACCCGGCGCGGACGGGAGACAGGGTCGGCATCATCGACCGGTGCGGCCGGCGGGCGGGGCAGAGGATCATGCAGCGGATGGAGCCGCCGGGGAACACGGTGACCCTCGCCGCCATGATCGCGCGCATCATTGACCGGATTCTGCCTGACGCGGTCAACATCGACATGGGATCGACCGGGGCGGCCCTCTATGACATTCTCCTGGACCTCGGCTATGGCTATTGCCTCAACGCTGTGAATTTCGGCGGCAATCCGGTCACCACGGGCCCCACGGGGGACGACATCTATTTCAATCGGCGGGCCGAGATGTACGACCTCGCCCGCCAGTGGTTCGAGACTGAGGGGGGCGTGATGATCCCTGACGACGACATCCTGCAGCGGGATCTCTGCGCGCCCATGGTTGGCCCCGGAGCCACGCGGTGGAACACGTCCAATGAACTGATCATCGAGGAGAAGGACTCGATCAAGAAGCGCCTGGGGGCCTCGCCCGACCTCGGGGACGCCTTCGTGCTGACCTTTGCGGTTCCGTTCGCGAAGGGCCATGTGGCGCAGCATCAGCCCGCGCCCGACCGATCCCGGCGGACTCGCCGATCGCGAACCGGATATTGAGGCCATGAAATTTCCCTCGGTCTTCGTGGGCGAGCATTTTGAGCTGCTCGTGGAGGTGGTGAGCGGCCAGGTGCATCTCGCCGTGGCCGACCATTGGAAGGGCGGCAAGCGCCTTGTGAGCATCCCCTTCGAGACCTTCGCGGAGGCGGAGGCCCTGCAGGACCGGCTCACCCGGGCCATGAGCGTGGTGAGGGCGTCGGCGCCCAACGCCGAGGACTGATCTTGTAGGCCAACGGCTTTGCGGTATGCTCACCCCTGAGGGGGAAATCCATTGCTGAACGGCCACCACCCATCGGCGCCCTTGCTGTTTGCGCAGGAGGTAAACGTCTTTGTGACGCGGACCAATGACGTTTTGGAACTGACCATCTCCCAGAGCGGGCGGGATCCGATCACCATCAATCTCCAGCTCAAGAACGTCGAGGAACTGATCGATTGCCTCCAGCGCGGGGCGATGGACCTCCACCGCATCGCCCGCCAGCAGGGCCACCGCTGACATGGAGCGCCGACCGGTCTCGACGCAGGTCCGCACGGTGCAGAACCGGCATCACGTCAATACGCCCCAGCCGAAGATCACCACCACCGGCGCGGCCAATGGCAGGCGGGGCGGCCTGGCGGACCTCCTCGATCCGGACCAAGACGGGGATCTCGACCATCTCCCCGATGAGGTCATAGCCAAGGGGTTGAAAGGGCTAGGCGATGAAACTCCGACCACTGCTTATGGGCTCGGTCAGTCTAAATCCCGAGATGCAGCTTCGGCTCTGGGAGCTTCGGGAGGCGAAGCGGAAGGATCTGGAGGCGCTGAAGGCCCAGGCGAGGGAGACTACCCTCCTGAAATCGCCTTCCTCTTCGAGCTCGCCGAGCGCTCCGGCGAAGACGTCTCGGACCTGATCGAGGACCAGATCTCCACGATCGGCTGGAACGCTCGGCGGGAATATGAGATCGACCAGGGCTCCCGCTCCCGTTGGCTGGAAACCGCCGAGCGGGGGCTGGATCTCGCGGCGCAGGACGAGGACGATGAGGGGGACGAGAAGACCTTCCCGTTCGAGGGCGGGTCGAATATCCATTATCCGATCCTGACGGTCGCGTGCAATGAGTTCGCCTCGAGGGCCTATTCCGAGCTGATCAAGGGGGACAAGGTTGTCGGGGTCAAAGCGCTCATCGCCCCGTCAGACCCCGCGACGCCCCAGGCCGCCGCCAAAGCCGCTGCCCCCCCCGCGCCCCTCCCCGCCCCGCCGCCCGGCCCCGGCGCCGCGCCCGTCCCGCCTGACCCTCAGGCCGTCTCGAATGCGCAGAATGACGCCGCGACCATCGGTCTTGTCACCCAGGCCGCCGAGCAGGCCGACCAGAGGGCGGACCTCGCCGACAAGGAGAAGGAGGCCAGGGCGAACCGGGTCAAATTCTACCTGAACTTCCTGATCTTCTACCGGATGGACGATTGGGAGGGGGAGACGGATCTCATGCTGCACGAGAGCCCCGTGACCGGCTCCGGGTTCAAGAAGGTGCACATGACCGACCAGGGTTTGCGGTCGGACTATATCTCGGCGACCAAGCTGGTGGTGTCGCAGAAGACGAAGAGCCTCGAGCGCTGCCCGCGCATCACGCAGGAGTTCGAGATCTATCCCTGGGAGATCGAGGAGCGGATCCGGTCTGGCCGCTATCGGAATCAGGAACTGCCCTATTCGGTGCAGGATCCCGAGGAGCCGCGGGTGTTCCTCGAGCAGCAGCGGCTGGAGGACCTGGACGGGGACGGGCTGCGTGAGCCCTATATCGTCACCATCGACCGCGACACGGGGCTGCTGTTCCGGATCGAGCCGGCTTTTGACGACCGGGACGTGATCCTGTCCAAGGACGGTCAGAGGGTGATCCGGATCGATCGCTGGAACGGGATCGCCGACTTCAGATTCATGCCGGATCCGAGGGGGTCATTCTACGGGATCGGCTTCGCGCGGCTTCTGGCGGCGGTGACGGACGGAATCGACACCTCCATCAATCAGCTCATGGACGCCGGCACTGCCCAGATCGCGGGCGGGGGCTTCATCGGGGCCAATGTGCGGCTGCAGGGCTCGGGCCAGGGCGGCAATCTATGGTTCCGGCCGGGGGAGTTTCAGAACGTCAATTTTCCGGGGGCGGATCTGCGCGCGGCGATCTGGGAGCGGACGGTGCCGCAGCCCTCCGACGTCACGTTCAAGATGCTCGAACTCCTGCTTCAGGCCGCGAAGGAGATTGCGTCGGTTAAGGACGTCAATATGGGCGAGAGCCCTTCGACGGCTCCGGTGGGGACGACCCTGGCGGTACAGAGCCAGGCGCTGCAGGTGTTCTCGGCGATCTGGAAGCGGTACTATCGGGGCTTTCGGAAGGAATTCCGGCTGATGTACCAGGCCCTGCAGCGGTGGGGAACCGATCGTGAGCGGAAAGAGTACCTCGAGATGACCGGCGGGGACTTCGACGCCGACTTCGCGGGCGACGGGCATGACATCCAACCCGTGGCCGATCCGTCCGTCGTGACCAAAATGCAGAAAATGACGCGGGTTCAGACGCTCACCCAGGTTGCGGAGAGCCCGGTGGGCCAGGCGGCGGGCATGCTGCAGTCGGGGCCGGCGCAGGAGATTGCCAAGGAGGCCCTGGACGTAATGGAATGGGACCGTCCGGATCGTTTCGTGGCGGAGGTCCCGCCGAACCAGCTGGCGATCGATGAGCAGAAGGCCAAGACGGCCGACATGCAGGCGGCGGCGCAGCTGAAGATGGCGGACGCCAAGACCCGTGCGACCCAGGCGGCTCTGGACAACGCCAAGGCCCTGCGCGAGACGGGGCTTGCGGCGCTCGACACCCACGATCTGCACAAGGAAGCGGATCGGATCCGGAAAACGGGTCAGATCGCCGAATCGCCACAGCCGGGAGAGGCCGATGGACAGACCAGACCGGCCGCTTAAGTGGAAGCCCGCCACCCACACGCATCCGCAGCCGAACTGGCCTTCGGTGGGCAATACGCCGACCGAGGACGAATTCGCCACATGGTGCGAGGATCCCGTGACGCGCTTTGTGACGACTGCCTTCCTCCGCATGGCCGAGGAGCAAAGGCGCGCCTGGGAAGCGGCTTCGTGGCTTGGCGGCGAGGCGAACGAAAAGCTCCTCATTGAGCTCAGGACCCGGGCGGACGCCTATGCCGCCATTTATCAAACCACATGGGAGCAATATGTCGGGGCAATCAAACCTCACTCGCGATAGGCTTCCCTCGGCGATGACGCCGATCGCCACCACGGGGGACCCGAAGGGCGAGGCGGTGATCTCGATCGCCGACGTCGCTCTTCCCCTGATTCCGGCGATCGAGGACTGCGACCCCGGGATCCGGCCGGTGGAGTACAATGTGCTTGTGGCCCCGGCCATGGAGCCCGAGAAGAAGGGTGGCCTGATCCTCCCGCACGAGGTCAAGGAGCGCATGGCCCTGGCCTTTCAGGTGGGGCGCGTGATCGCCGTCTCGCCGATCGCGTTCAACTATGACCGCTGGCCGGACCCGGATGACATTCCCAAGGCGGGGGACATCGTCTGGTACGCCCGCTATGCCGGCACGCTGGTGATCGGGCGGGACAAGCGCACCTATCGGCTTTTGAAGGACAAGGACATCGGGGCCGTCTATGAGTCCCGGTCTGAATCCGAGAATGGGGAGGCTTGAGCATGGCTCGCCAGGAGGGAGTGAGGCGGGGCGCGGTCACCTATGATGATATTGACGATCAGGACGTTTCCGGCCAAGGTGGCGGCGAAGACGATCGGGATCCGGTC